AAGAAAACTTTAAGTGAGGACATTTAGCATCGAGTTCGACTCGACGCATATAATGAACACGCAGCCAAGTTTTCACCAGAAACTATCAGACAGAACATAGAAATAGTGTATAAAGAAGAAATGAGCTACACACCGAAACCAGACTCTTTTTCAGATCATATAGGAACTTCACCCCTATGGACAAAGAAGGGCTCACATTATCATCCCATGTTTAAAAAGGCCTCCACAAGACTAGACTTCGTGATGTAGTAATCAATATCCAGTATAAGAAGTATACCGCCTATAACATTCATTAAGCAATTTGAGAAGTAACAGCTAGAGGACACACGCTACATTTACGCGTGTGACACTGTTACATATCTTTATTTCGATTACATCTTACATCAAGTAGAAGCGAGTTGGATACATAACCACGCACTTTTGGATCCATCGAGGATGACTCCAGAAAAAGCACATGCAGCCACTCGTAATGGAGCCACCATGCTCGACTTCTCGGATTTCAATAGTTAACACACTATAACATCCATGAAACAATTATTCATGAGTCTAAAATAGTACTTAGATGAAAAGGCTCACGGTGTCCTAGAATGGTGCATATAGTCTTTCGATAACATGTGGTTATTGGTAAAGCCGGATGTCATCGGCGAATTACCACCATGCAAAACTATGACGATAGGAGATGAAACATTCGTACATTGGACCAGCACCTTGCCAACGGGCCACAGAGCAACAAGCTACATCAACACAGTACTAAACAGAGCTTATCTTTTACCATTTTTGGGTTAGATGAGTGTTTACCATGCAGGAGATGACGTGTTGATAAGTTCAGCTTTGAATCCAGCCCATATACAAGAATCAGGTCTGATTGAGTTGAATCCTTCGAAATAGAACTTTGGGCGTAATGGAGAATTTCTGCGAATAGTACACACTTTAACAGGAAGTTACAGTTATGGCACGAGAAAGATAGGAGGGTACGTCAATGGGAATTGGCTGACAGATGCGGATTATTAAAGCACACCAACCTTAGTGACACAAATTAATAGTCTAGTCACAATAAGCATGCGCTGTGGCAATGGCCCTTTGATACCACCTTGTGCTTACAGCACTCTAGATAGGCGCTATTCAATGCCTAACGAGATTTTCAATTGCGCTATCAGTACGTAGTTGGCTGGTTCAGGTTTGGTGAGCTACTCGAACCCGCATTTCTTCCTAGCCTGTTCAGCACCTATGAGTGAAAGTCAGGTTGTAAGCGAGGATATAGCATCGCGAGTGTTCGCTCACTGTCATGCTCGACTCACTACCGACAATTTCGGTCAAGCAGAAGTTACAAGGATGCTGAAGGAACGTACTACAGAATTGGTACAGTCATCAATAAAATACGCTGTAAGACAGTTTCACGGTAACGCAAAGACTGTCTTGGTGCAATCAGAACAAATATATCAACCGAAGAATCATACATACACGCCCAGATCAACGATAATAACTATGCCAGAAAAGAAGAAAGACATAGATTTCTATGTTCAAGCGTCAAGAAACGTAAGTCCAGACGTCGCTCTTAGGCTAGCAAGCGTTTACGCTTGCACTTAAGTATTGAGCAGTCTGGACCTCATAATCTGAACTATAGCCGATCTTTTAAGGTCGGCACTCAC